GGAATGGATTGAGGCGGAACGGCAGCGGCAGATCAAGAAGTACGAGGCACAACGTAACCGTTAATTGGGAACATCACCATGTCTAACTCACTTCTTACTATCGACATGATTACTCGCAAGGCTCTCGAAATCCTTGAGAATAATCTTGTCCTTACCCGTAACGTCAATCGTCAGTACGACGACAGCTTCGCCGTTGAAGGCGCCAAGATCGGTTCGACCCTGCGCATCCGTTTGCCGGACCGCGCTCTGGTTTCCGACGGTGCTGCCCTTCAGGTGCAGGATGACAACGAGCAGTTCACCACGCTCGCTGTTGCCAGCCAGAAGCACATCGGCGTAAACTTCACGACTGCCGAAATGACCATGCAGTTGGATGACTTTGCTGACCGCGTTCTGAAGCCGCGTATTTCGCAGCTTGCCGCCAGCATCGACGCCGACGTCGCCAACGCGTTCAAGACCATCGGTAACTCGGTCGGCACCCCCGGCACAACGCCGTCCACTTCGCTGGTTCTGCTTCAGGCCCAGCAGAAGCTGAACGAAAACGCCGCTGTCATGTCGCCGCGCTATGCCACCGTCAACCCAGCCGCCAACGCTGGTCTGGTCGAAGGCATGAAGGGTCTGTTCAATCCGACCGACACTGTCAGCCGCCAGTTCAAGAACGGCATGATGGGTACGGGCGTACTTGGTTTCGACGAAATCAATATGTCGCAGTCCATCAAGCAGTTCACCACCGGCACCCGTACGGCTACCGGCGGTTCGACCTCGGCTGCTGTGACCACCGAAGGCGCCACCACCATCGCTATCACTGGCGCTGGTAACGCTGCGGTCGTCAAGGCCGGCGACGTATTTACGGTCGCTGACTGCTACGCTGTGAACCCGCAAACCCGTGAAACCACTGGTTCGCTGTTCCAGTTCGTCGCTCTGGCTGACGTGACCCTGAACAGTTCGGGCGCCGGCAACATCACTGTTGCTCCGGTTTACTCGGCTGGCCACGCTCTCGCCACCGTCAACGCCCTGCCGGGTAACAGCAAGGCTGTTGTCTTCATCGGCGCTGCCAACACTCCGTACGCCCAGAACCTTGTGTACCACAAGGACGCGATCACCTTCGCCACCGCCGACCTTCTGCTGCCGCAGGGCGTCGACATGGCTTCGCGTCAGGTCCACAACGGCATCTCGCTCCGCGTTGTTCGTCAGTACGACATCAACAACGACCGTCTGCCCTGCCGTATTGACGTGCTGTACGGCTACAGCACGATCCGTCCGCAGATGGCTTGCCGCGTTTGGGGCTAACCTAACAACGGCTCCCGGTTCGCCGGGAGCCGCACTATTTGAAAGGATACGATCATGGCTATTCCTAACGGCGGAAGCGCCTATCAGTTCTCGGATGGCAACGTTAATGCTGAAAAGTCGGTCGGCGGTTCGACCATTCTTTTCTCGTCAGGCGCTGGCATCTATTTTCTGACCACGGCTATCACTGCTAACACCACGACTACGTCGGCTCCTGCCGGCTCGATTGGTGTCACCACCAACGCTACCGGCGTTGGCAAGCTGTTCATCTCGGACGGCGCTAAGTGGCAGTTCGCGGTCGTCGCGTAATGTGACGTTGTCCCGGTCTTAGGGCCGGGACAACTTTTCAAAAGGATTGCGCAATGCCTAACACCAAAGCAGTAGGGGTCGCCTATTCCGATCCTGAATTTGAAAGCGTCAGCGTCACCGGCGCTATGACCGCCGCTTCGGTCGTTTCGACCGCCAGCAGCGGCGCTGTTGCCAGCAACGCTAACGCTGGGGTCTACATCCTCAGCACGGCTATTACGGCCAACACGACAACTACGTCTGCCCCCGCTGGTTCGCTTGGTATCACCACCAACGCTACCGGACTTGGAAAGCTGTTCTACTCAGACGGCTCCAAGTGGCAGTTTATGGCTATCTCGTAAGCCAGTGGACGGCCTTCGGGCCGTCCATTTTTTAGTGAGGACGACATGGCCGCGATTTATCTAGTACACCCCCGCCACGGCGCCAAAGTCGCTATTTCTGAGGAAGAAGCGATTTCTGATGAAATGTATGGCTGGGAACGCTATAATCCCGACACTCTTGACGAAGAGGCGGTCATTGACGATTACGTCAATGAGATGGCGGAACCTAGGCGGCGCGGACGCCCGCGCGCTACGCAGGACGATTAAAAATGACGACAGCGGGCGAACTCATTAACGGCTCTTTGCGCCTTATCGGCGTTTTGGCGGAAGGTGAAACCCCTTCGGCTGAGACGTCGCAAGATGCGCTGACCGCCATGAACCAGATGATCGATAGCTGGAACACGGAACGTCTGTCTGTCTTTTCGACCCAAGATCAAGTTTTCATCTGGCCCGCCGGCGTGCAGAGCCGCACCCTTGGGCCGTCCGGCGATTTTGTCGGCAACCGCCCGGTGCTGCTGGACGACGCGACCTATTTCCGCGACCCGTCGACCAACGTCAGCTACGGCATCAAGTTTATCAACCAACAGCAGTATGACGGCATCGCGGTAAAAACCGTGACGTCTACCTATCCGCAGGTGCTGTGGTTCAACAATACATACCCCGACATTGAAATGTATGTTTACCCTGTCCCGATCCGGGCGCTGGAATGGCATTTCATTTCTGTCGAGGAACTAACCAAGCCGGCGCTGCTCAATACGGTGCTGGCGTTCCCGCCGGGCTACCTGCGGGCTTTCCGCTACAATCTGGCTTGCGAACTGGCCCCTGAATTTGGCGTAGAGCCTTCGCCGCAGGTGCAGCGCATAGCCATGACGTCGAAGCGTAACCTGAAGCGTATCAACAACCCAGACGACATCATGTCCATGCCGTACAGCCTCATCGCTACGCGGCAGCGGTATAACATTTACGCAGGTAACTACTGATGAAATCGCCGATCCTTGGGTCGGCGTATGTCGCCCGCAGCGTCAACGCCGCCGACAACCGCATGATAAATCTCTTTCCGGAAATCGTACCGGAAGGCGGCATGGCCCCAGCGTTCCTGCAACGCTGTCCGGGCCTCAAGCTGCAAAAGACTATCGGCACCGGCCCAATTCGCGGGCTGTGGGCGCACCAAACGCGCGGCACGGACTATTACGTCGTATCGGGCTTTGAAGTCTACAAAATGACTAGCTTAGACGGCGTGCCGGTCAAGTTGGGCGACGTAACCGGCACCGGCCCGGTGTCCATCGCCGACAACGGCACGCAGATTTTCTTTGCGTGCAACCCGGACGCATTTATTTACGACGAAAGCAATAACACGTTTACCCAGATCACCGACCCGGACTTCCCCGGCGCGGTAACGGTCGGCTATCTTGACGGTTACTTTGTGTTCAACGAGCCAGACAGCCAGCGCATTTGGGTGACGCAGCTTTACGACGGCTTTCAGATTGACCCGCTAGACTTTGCCAGCGCCGAAGGTTCGCCCGACGGCGTTGTCGGTGTGTTCGTCGACCACCGCGAATGCTGGGTCTTTGGTACGGACAGCACGGAAGTCTGGTACAACTCAGGCGGCGCGGACTTTCCGTTGTCGCCGATCCAAGGCGCGTTCAACGAAATCGGCTGCGTAGCGCCGCATTCTATCGCCAAGATGGACAACACGGTCTTCTGGCTGGGCGCCGACGCGCGCGGTCAAGGGATTATCTACCGTGCGGTTGGCTACAACGCCCAGCGCGTGTCGACACACGCTATCGAATGGCGCATCCAGAACTACCTAAATATGACGGACGCGGTCGCCTACACCTACCAGCAGGACGGCCACTCGTTCTACGTCATCTCGTTCCCGTCCGCTGACGAAACGTGGGTCTTCGACGCAGCGACCGGCGCATGGCATCAGCGGTCATCCTACACCGCGCGCGCCGTCACGGAAGGCGGCTTTGACCCGGACGCGTTCGACGGCGGCGGCTTTTATACCGCGTCGTTCGTCAACCCTTCCAGTTCATCCGGCGCGTTTTCGCGGCACCGCAGCAACTGTCAGTGCAATTTCCAAGGTAACATTATCGTCGGCGACTACGACAACGGCAACGTCTACACGCTAGAGCCGACCGTATACGACGACAACGGCATCGCCCAGCGCTGGCTGCGGTCATGGCGCGCACTGCCGACCAACGCCAACAACCTGCGGCGTACGGTTCAGCATTCGCTTCAGCTTGAATGCGAAACAGGCATCGGTCTGTCAGACGGTATCGGAAGCGACCCGCAAGCTATGCTGCGCTGGTCAGACGATGGCGGCCACACATGGTCAAACGAACACTGGGCGTCAATGGGCAAGATAGGTGCGACCTATCAACGCGTGCTGTGGCGGCGGCTTGGCATGACGCTGAAGCTGCGCGACCGCGTTTACGAAGTGTCGGGCAGCGATCCGGTACCGATTGCTATCACCGGCGCTGAACTGCTGTTGAGCGGCACAAATGCCTAACCCTGACCTTACCCGTATCCCAGCCGCACGCGTCCCTATCGTAGAAGGACAGGGCACGGCTTCGCGCGAATGGTACAGGTTCTTTTTCAATCTTTTCCAAAACCTCGGCGGCGGGCAGGCAAACTCCGACGCTAGTTCCGGTTACGGCGCTGATTTGGCCCCAGCCTACACGCCGCAACTTGACGCCAAGCGCCACGGAAACTTTTACGATACGACCACGCAAACCGCAGCGGTTATCAACACTGCGTATCCAATCACGTTTAACTCTACGTCGATCAGCGTCGGCGTTTATCTTGGTTCGCCTACATCGCGCGTTTATGTAGATCGCTTAGGTACTTACAACTTTCAGTTCTCAATCCAACTTAACAAATCCAGTTCCAACGCCAAGAGCGTTTATATCTGGTACAGGGTCAACGGCGTCGACGCCGCTTATTCCGCTACGGTCGTCACGCTGTCCGGTAACGGCGCGGCCTCTGTTGCTGCGTGGAATTTCGTGGTAGAAATGAACGCAGGCGATTATTTTGAACTAGTCTGGTCTACTGACGACACGGGGTGTATTATCCAGTCCAATACGTCTGTAGCACCTGCGCCCGCTATTCCGTCCGTCATCCTGACGGTGACTGACAACATTAACTGAGGTTGCATCATGGCTGTCCTTGCTCCTTCACCTAAAGCCCAGTTTTTAGACGCTAATGGCAATCCGTTAGTCGGCGGCAAGGTCTTTACCTACGCGGCTGGCACAACCACGCCATTGTCCACGTTCACGGACGCTTCGGCGACCACGCCGAACACGAACCCTATCATTCTGGACAGCCGCGGCGAATGCAATCTGTGGTTCTCCACGGCGACCAGCTACAAGATTGTGCTGAAGGATGCGGACGACGTCACGCAGTGGACGGTAGACAATATCGACACTTACGGTACGATTGCTGCGCAAAACGCCAACAACGTCAATATCACCGGCGGCGCCATTAGCGGCATCACGGCTACATTTAACGTGACCGGAAACGTGTCGGGCAACGCAGGCACTGTCACCAACGGCGTTTACCTGACCGCTACGCAAACGCTAACCAACAAGACTATCACGGGTCTGGCCAGTGCGTCTACGGTTAATGACAGCGCGGGCACCGGGTACGCGATTGGCTACCGTAAAATTCCGCAGAGCAGCAATACGACGGCTGCGGCGTCGGACGTAGACAAGCACCTGTACGTTAGCGCGACTGCGACCATTCCGTCCGGCGTCTTTACCGCCGGCGACCATTTCTTGATTGTCAACAGCAGCGGCAGCAGCATTACGGTTACGCAGGGCGCAGGCACGACGCTGCGGCTGGTCGGCACGTCCACCACCGGCAGCCGCACCTTGGCCGCTTACGGCGTAGCATCCGTGCTTTGCGTCGGCAGCGAAACTTTCTATGTTGGCGGCGTAACCTGATAGGAACGATTTATGCCTATTGTCGCTAAGAACATTATACCGGCACGCAATCTTGCTAACGCCCAGACGACGCAATACGTCGCCACGGGCGTTACGACCATTATTGACAAGTTCACCGCCACCAACTTCAGCAGCAATATGGTTACGGTCAGCGTCAATCTGGCGACGGCAGGCGAAGCCACCGGCAACAGCAACTTGATCGTGAAGACCCGGACGCTTCAGCCGGGCGAAACATACACGTTCCCTGAAATCGTCGGGCACATTCTGCCGCCGGACGGTTTCATTTCTACGCTGGCGTCGGCTGCGGCTGCGGTCAACGTCCGCGCGTCTGGACGCGAAATCAGCTAATGCTGGCGCGGTGCTACGACGCCGGGTTTGTCAATCAGGTTGTAAACCATCCTGATGTACGCCTCGGCGTCGGCGCACCTGAACTTGGCGAACTTGATTTAACAGAATTAATAGACCGCCCAGAGCATTGGTTTCTTATGGGCGATTATGGCGGATTTATGTTAAGCTGGTCAGCGCCGGACGTACGCGAAGTGCATACGTTTATCACACCGGAGGGCAGAGGGAAGTGGGCAAATGCAGCCCGCGCGGCGATGATAAACTACGCACGAAAGAACGGTACAAAGATGCTTTGGACAAAAATAGACCCTAATGATCGACACGTCGAGCGATATGCGCGTCAAGGGGGTATGCAATTGACTGACGAAGTGATAGAAACATTCGGTAAGCCATACCGAATTTACAGGATGGAGTTAAACTAATGCCTATCGCTGGTGCTATCATCGGAGGCGTAGCCGCTATCGGCGGTGGACTTATCGCGTCTAGCGGCGCTAAAAAGGCGGCTAAGTCGCAGGAACAGGCCGCACGCGAGGCACAAGCCGCGCAGGAGCGTATGTTCCAGCGGCAGGTCGAACTGCAAGAGCCGTTTCGTCAAGCAGGTCTTACGGCCCAGCAACAGATCATGCAGCTTCTTGGCATCGGCGGCGATCAGACCGCAGCCGGTTACGGTTCGATGGCCCAGCCGTTTGGTATGGACCAGTTCCAGCAAGACCCCGGCTACGCTTTCCGTCAAGCGGAAGGCATGAAAGCACTAGAGCGGTCAGCGGCTGCGCGCGGCAATCTGCTGTCAGGCGCCACGATGAAAGGCATCCAGCGCTACGGTCAGGACTTGGCCAGCCAAGAATATCAGAACGCCTTTAACCGCTATCAGGTCGAACGCGCCGCGCGTCTTAACCCGCTTCAATCGCTGATGGGCGCGGGGCAATCGTCCGCCAACACGCTGACCGGCGCGGCTGGTCAGTTCGGCCAGTTCTCCGCGCAGAACGCCATGAACGCAGGCGCCGCCCGCGCATCTGGCTATGTTGGCAGCGCCAACGCGCTGGCAAGCGCGCTGGGCGGTATTGGTCAGGCCGCTTTGAACTATCCGTTATATCAAGCGCAAACCAACTACCTTAACTCTATGGCGGGTGGTGGCGGCGGCGGCGCGCCGGCTGGTTTTGATAACACCATTTCTGTAACTTACGGAAAGTAACATGGCTAATCAGGCAATCGCATTAAGCGCCCGCGCACCGCAGACCGATTTATTTGGCGCAGCTATCACGCGTAACGCGCAAGTTATGAATATGATGGCGCAGCAAGCCGCAGCGCAGCGGCAAGCCGCGCGTACGCAGCAAGAAATGCAGTTTGCGGCTAATGAAGAAGCGCGCAAAGCGCGTTTGGCTGAACCGCAGTTTGCCAAGGCGTCGTCTGAAGCTATGACGGCGCAGATTAAAACTGTTAATGATTTTCTGGACTTGTCCATTGAAGGCATGAAAATGGCGCGCGATCCGGCGGACGCCATGAAAATAGGTGGTTGGCTAAAGCAACAGTTTACGCAGCCGGAACTGCAAGACGCCGTTGACCAAACGCTTTCGTCGCTGCCGCAAGACCCCGCCGCGTTTGAAGGCTGGCGCAAACAGACCTTGTTTCAGTCGATGGAAGCCAAGGATCAGCTTGAACAAGAATTTACAACGCAAAACCTTGGAACGTCTACACGGGTTATCGCAGCACCTAAATATCAGGGTGCACCCGGCGGCCAAGGGGCCGGCGTCGTGCCCGGCTCCGAAGCCGAAGTTGCGTTCAAGCCTACCGTAATCAACGTCGAAGGCATCGGCGGCGTTATCGTAGACCCGAATACCGGAAAGGGCTTCCCAGTAGCAGCGGGCCAAACCGGCGGATTTACGCGCCCCAGTACAGGCGGCAATGTCGTTACTGGCGAACGCGGTGGCGGCCCTGTCGCCAAGGCGCTGCAAACCAATCCCGGCGCGCTCAAGGACGGTGCGTTTGCGCGGTCCCAGCCGGGCTACGCCGGTAGCAGCGGCGGTTTCGCCGTATTCAATTCACCCGAAGCCGGTATCGCCGCGCAGGAAAATCTGTTGCGTAACGCATACGTCGGTAAGGGCTTCAATACGATTGACAAGATTGTCAACCGCTATGCCCCGCAAGGCCCAGAAAACAGCACCGCGTCCGTTACCAACTACAAGAAGTATATCGCGCAGCGCACGGGTATCGACATTAACGCCCCAATTTCGGAATCGCAAATCCCGGCTGTTGCAGCGGCCATGCGCGAATTTGAAACGGGCAACCGCCCCGGCGGTAAGCCTCCGGGCGCCGGCGCGCCCTCCGGCAAACCGCCTAAGACGCTTGAGCAAGTATCGCAGCAGCAGGCGTTTGCAAAGATTTTGCCGATCATCGGATATGATCCGAAAACCGGCAAAGAACTAGTGTCTTCGCTGATTGAACAGTCTACCAGCGGCGGCGCTGAAATGCTTGGCTCTGAAATCGTCGGTTTCTTTGGTGAGGCTACGCCGGGCCGGAAAGCGCTTGGGCAGCTAAGGGCTATTGCTGACAACATGACGTTTGAAAAGTTGCGCGGCAAATTGGGCGCGCAAATTTCAGACGCTGACGTTCGTTTGATCGCTAACACTATGGCGAGTATCGCAGACGGAAAAATTCCCGCTAACGAACGCGCGGCGGCATGGCAAAATGTTGTTGTACCTCTGCTTCTGCGCGGCGCAGGCGTTGAAGCCCCACCACAAGCGCCGGCGCCGGCTGCTCGGCCTAAGCCGTCTCCTTCCGACGTGGCGGCGGTTCGCCGTAACCGC